CCTTGCTCTCATTGAGCAGTTCCAAAATCTTCCGGGTCTGGTTTTCCTCCGCCACTTCCTTGAGGATTTCTCCCAGGTTCATATCGTCCATGGCTCCTCCTTTCTTCGCTTGCCCGATACTAGGTAAAAGGCCTATCCCTTACCCGCAACTATATAATAGCACATTTTACGTAATATGTGAATAGTAAAATAAAAATAGGGACAGGTAGCTGTACGCACTACTCTGCCCCTATTGCCGGCCTTATGCTACCCACCTCTGCATAAGATATGCATCCGGACTAACACTCAGACGCCCCCAGTGGTCGCGATCCACTTCTCTATTTTTTCGCTACTGCCATTATAGCATTCTCTCAGTACTTAATCACTCATCCCACCACATCAGTACTCCAGCAGCCGTGACAGCCGCAAGTGCAGCCAGATAAGCAGCTCCAAGACCTACGCCGACGCAGGTCAATACAATCAGTGCTCCCATTTGATCCTCCGCATTACTTTTGTAAATACTGGAGTGAGATCCAGTACCCGGTTCCTGTCAGTCTGCCCCATCCTTCTGTTTCTTTGTCGATACTGACTACCATGTTGGGAGGCAGGCGCATCTCCTGCCCTCCAAGCTTGACCGTGCCAAATCGCGTGCCAGGTCCAAGTCTGACATTAAGATACGATGATACTTTGACGATTCCTGCATATTGCCGCACTGCGTCTCCCCTCCCGTTTCCGTTCGCCGTGGTCACTTTTGATCCGGTCGAAATATTGATAACTACATGGTGTGCCTCTGCCAGAACGATATCCCCAGGGATCAGATATGCATCAGAGGTCAGATACTTACTTTCAGTCATGCACTCAAAACCCACTGCGATCAAAGCCTGCTTCAATGTCCATGTGGTATTGGACGGACTTACTTGCTGAAGTCTTGTCAGCCCAAGCTGATGTCCTGCAGCGATGACTGCCGCCGCTGTGCTTGCTGAGCAGTCCGACTCGCAAGCTGAAGTGATCCGCTCCGGATGCCAGCCGGAAACCTTCAGTTGATTGTAGTAGGTTAGTCTTTCGTTCTGGTCATAGCCAATCTTGCTGTTTTTTGCGGCCTGTGTGGCGATTTCAGCGATCTTTTTGCCAACCTTGATATCTGGATGCCTCAGCACACAATCCCACCCGTAAGACGGACGGTAGAAGGATCTCAGATAGTACTCTGTGCCGGTCTGATCTCCGGCCTTGCCGCCTCGGTACCGTCCATTTTCATCATGACCGCAAGAACTAACCATTTGCTTTTGCCTCCGCGCTCTTCTGCGAGTTTTCTTTTTTACTCTTCGTATTTGCACTCGCACTATGGAGCTGATATACTGCCGCCTCAATAAGGTTTGATAGCTGGTCATCGCTCATGCTGATATGGAGATCATCGAGTGCCTCTCGTGCCACCGTCATAGCAAGCTCTTTCCGCTCAGCACCAGATTTCTGCCAGAGTGTCTGCTGCGCCGCAAGGACTGCCTTGCCAATCTCATTCTGCGCAAGCTTCTGCTTCAGGGCTCTCGAAATCACAGGAACCACATACACCGCCAAAAGACCAAAAATAAGCTTTACTGCAAGCTCTACAAGCTCATACGTCTGACTATTCATCCTTCACCTCCAATGGAATCTTCCTCCGGTTCGTTCGGATCTGCCTCTATGTCAAGATCCGCCTCGTCCGGCATTGTCTCTTCTTTTCTTTTTCTCTTATGCTTGCTCTCGTAAATCCTCCAGAGGATGCCGGCTTCCGCAGTCGCAAATGCAAAGTATCCTGTGACCAGGGCAGACGGTTCCGCGCCGACAAGAGCAAAAACTTTGAACGTCTCTACTACAAAAAGAATCGTCCCAACCCCCAGAAGGATCAGAACGACATCCGTAAACTTTATTCTGTTTTTCATTACACCACTCCAAGCTCCTTGCGCTTCCGTTCCCTGTCAAGATGCTTGGCCTCTTCGTCCGTTACTACCTTGAGCTTTCCACACTCGTTGTAACCGGTCTCGCAGTCGCCGTTTCCTCCAAGCTCTCTATACGGGGCATACAGGTAATTCAGGTTGGTCTTTTCTCTCGTGGTGATTGCTCCGCGCTCAAGGATCTTGTCCGTAAGATACAGGATCTTGTCGTGCTCAAGGCCAAGGATCGCACGGCTCTGCGCACTCTGGTTGGCCTCTTTCTTTTCATTTTTCTTGTCATGCCGCTGGATCAGGTATACGATCAGCCCGGTTCCACCGGAACCAACTATTCCTGTTACTACGGCTGTTGCTAGTGCTAGCACTTCTGGAGTCATCGTCCCTCCCCCATTACTTTTCAAGTACAAAAAAGAGCGATGCAGGATCTGCAATTCTTTCCTGTAACGCTCCAACTGTCATCGTTTTGCAATCGTAATATGCTTCTATTCCAAAATCTACACATACGATTTTCTTTCCATTTTGGACATTCGTCAGAACATCCGAGGATTTAATCTGTGTGACTTTCAATGTATCCTCCTTAGGAGAGATTTGTTATGCTGGCAGGTAATATTCTCACTTGCGAACGAGTGCCGTTACCGTCATTTTTCCAGCTTTCATCTCTCCATATGCAGTCCATCCGACATTTACAACATTTTCCTGTATTCTAAATGGGAATGCTGCGGTTCCATAATGTGTGCTGTATAAAGTAGTAACTTCTGTTGCTACAGACACAATAGCTAAAACCTTCCCGCTATATACAAGCGTAGCATCAAATGAACCGTAAACACTGCCTACAGATCCGCCGCCTTTCCAGGAAAATGTTTTTTCTTCTGTTGATACACTCTCACTACCCTTCGTATAACCTGACTTGTACGAAGCACTCTCTTCGTTCACCCTTGCATCCGCATCAGACATGCCTGTGTTATATGCCCCTTCTCCGGACACATAGCCCTGCCCGCTGTGATAACCGGCTGGAATTGTGACATTTCCTTTTCCGGTCGTCTTGCCGGTCCACGCTCCATTATTCGGCATAGATCCGGCTGCATTTTCAGCCGTTGCGGACGAAAACGTCTTCCCACTCAGGACGTCCGCTGCTGCTGCGCTCCCGGTGGGATTTCTAAAAGGGGTTACTGCTCCGTTTTTACTGGACTTGTATCCCCATCTGCCGGAAGAGTCTGTATCAAAGTACAGATCTCCAACCTTGAGCTCCAGCTTCTCCGCGCGGTCTCCGAGAGTTTTTCCCATGCGTGCATCAAGCACATACCCAGCATCCGTTGTGGTTGCATCATTCCGGACGCCATTTGCATCAAGCTTACGCTTGAGTGCTGCTGCGATTGCATCGTTGATCTTACTCAGCATTGATATCGGTACTAAAGCCATTGATTACACCTTCCCTTCTGCGAATTTCGCAATTTCTGCATTCATTTCTGCCTCTGTCATCTCTTCCGGCTTTGCATTATTAATCTTTTCATCTACGGAATTATCCAGGTCCTGTACCTTGTTCAGCAGATACCTGTCATTCTGGAGAAACGTCAGATAGTACCCATTTACAAAAGATGCTTCCACGTAGTCAGACTGCTTTACCTGTTCCACATGCGATACATTAAAATCCGGTTCTGCCGGGACACTAAATGCCGCCATGCTTGCCCTCCTTTTCAGTAAACAATGTCAACAATGTCATCAATCTTGAACACCATAGGCGTTCCTGTTCTCTTCAGCTTTTTATCAAAGGTCTTAATGCAGACCAGATCACCGTCACTGTCTGCAAGAGCCATTTCTGTGATGTACAGACCGTTCGCAGTATCTTCCGGAATCTCTCCGAGATACTGATAGGTCTGCTCATCCAATTTCGTTGCTGAAATTACTTCCGTGCGTGCTACTTCTTTTTTCAAAGCCGTTTCTTTTCCTGTCGGAATGTACTTCTTTCCATCATCTCCAAGCCCTGTACCAAACACAAAGTACTTGATCTGCCAGGAGTCGCTGCCGATCGCACGCATCTTCAGCATTTTCAGCTTCGCCTGATTCAGTAATACTGCATCCACTTCGTCCGGTACCTCCGTTCCTTCTATCGGTCCCCACTGTATCGTGCCGTCAAATTTATACTTGCCGTCCCAACTGTTGTAGTGCTTATCCAGCGCATCAAACAGATACCTTCCGTTGTACTGGATCCGCCCATTGTGCAGGACATAAACATCCTTCTCCTGCGCTGCATACCGGATCGTTCCGTCATACTTAAAAAGACCAGTGTACCGGTTATAAATGTCAGAGGTTATTTGCAGATTCCGGAAGTGTTCCCATGGCTTTAACTCGATCCGATCTCTGTAATTAGTCTCAAAAAACATCTTAACGCCACCAGGACGGATTACCATTGGCTTGATCACGGTCGGATCCGGTATATCCGAAGGGATATCCTTGATATCAATCCGGAGAGATGCAGGACCGGCCTTTCCCCATGGCTCCCCGTTGTATATGGCAGTAATGGGATTTTCTTCGTAGGTGATGATTGACTCATTGCCCCACAGAAGATGCAGGCCCTTCATGATGTCCTCATACGTCCCGTATGCATTATTTTTCAGGATTTGAAAATAGAGGACATTCCGATAGGCCTCATCATCCAGTGCATCGATATCCGTGATCTCAAGAAGCTTATAAGCCTCCAGACGAGTGATCCCTACGATGTCGCCGATCATGTCAAGATTTTTCCCGGATGCATACCGAATATCCGTTTTCTCTTTGAGATCAGCAAACACCGCTTCGAGACCGGTGATCTGTTTTCCGACTGCATCTATGATCGCCGAGAGATTCCCCTTTCCCTGGAACTGGCACGGGAGCTCCTTTTTCCACTCTTCTACCAGCTTCATTTAAGACTCACCTCAATCCTTGCTGCGCTCAGGTCAATAACCTGTCTCTGAGAGATATCAATATTCCCTGCCGTGTAAGTGCCAGTCTTCTGCGTCTCCGTGCCGGTCGCTACTTTGATATCGCAGAACTTAATCCCAGGAAGGGCTGCATATATCGGCTGAATATAACTTTGACTGAGGAAACTGTCTCCAATCGTCAACTCTTTGGTCTTCAGAATGATACTTTTGATAATTTCCTCGTACTCGGCCTCGACTGATACACCGCCTTGCGTGATCTCGACCTTCACCCAGACATACACCTTTTCCGGCCGGTTGAATCCTATGCTGATCGTGTCTCCATACTTCCCAAGGACGCTTGTGCGGATCTCTCCGAAGGTGTAAATCCCTCCGCTCTTTTTCTGCAGGATTGCTTTGGCAATTTCATCGGTATTCCCGCCGTCCACCACGACTTCTATGCTGTGCGGAGGTCTTCCCTCGGAGTCTTCTACGTCGGTCGCGTTCTCGTATACCCTGACCGCCTTCGTATTCTCCACATCGCTCAGAATATAGGATTCGATTGCTTCGGCCTGAGCAGACGCGGAATTGTACTTTTTTCCGACATACGAGAGCCTGAGCTGCGCATCCGACTCCTGTGTCTGTCCAAGCGTCGGCTCCACTGCATTGATAATGGATTTCAGACCGGTCACGTTCGAGACAACCTCCGTGATACTGCCTTCCGGAAGCACGATTTCCCCATAGTCGCTTGTCAGGTACGGCACGCAGCCAGTTACGAAAACAGTAGTCAGATTCGTGGACAGCACCACCTCGTTTTCACGCGTCTGCAGTGAGTCCGTAATGGTCAGATTTTCGTCTTTGCTGTCATAGGTAACTGTATATCCACTGACATCTTTAAGTGCATTTCCCAGACCACGCAGG